ATATGACTACTACTTCGTTAAATTTTCGTCAGGCCGCCTTTGCGCAGGAAACGGGCCGCGTTCCTATCGCTTTAATAACACTTTCACACCCAGACCTTGCCGATGATATCAGAATAAGCACCGACCCGACGCAGGAACTGACAGAATTTACAACTGATACAGAAAAAGTTTATGGCACAATATCAAATGGGAAAACATATTTTTTCCTGCCGGTGAGGATTAAATTGCCCGACGAAACAGATGAAGGCCCGGGGGAGATGCAACTTGAGATAGATAATATTCACCGCGCATACATGGAGACGATCAGAAGTGTTTACACGCCGGTAACATGTCAACTTGATCTTGTTATGGACAATGCACTTGATACTGTGGACGCAAGTTGGCCAGAGTTTAAATTGGTGAATATACAGTATAATGCGACCACTATCACAGGAACATTGAAATTAGAGACGCTGGAGTCCGAGCCTTATCCGGCTGGATCCTTCACACCTTCTTATTTTACGGGATTGTTTTCATGAACATTAAAAATTACATCGGAATTCCATTTTTAAAAAACGGCAATGATAGAGAGGGTTGCGATTGCTGGAAATTAATCGTAATGGTTTACCGCGAGCAACTTGGAATTGAATTGCCTGATTATGCGGAAATCTTTGTTGATGATTCGCTGGCTTCGCTCAGGCGGGTGGCCAGGACAATGAAAGAGGAACGGCTAAAATGGCAGCAAGTGCAGACGCCTATACCATATGACGTTATTCTGCTTCGTGTTGACGGCCTTGTTTGCCATGCAGGGCTTGTCATTGACCGACGGCGGATGCTGCATATCATGGATGGTGTAAATTCGACAGTTGAGGAATTTGCCAGTCCACAATGGAAACAAAGAGTTGAGGGATTCTACAGGTGGATAATCGACAAATCATAGTTAGCCCACTGGCTTTCCATGCGCCGAAGGTCATGCAGGTTGAGCATGGGATGACAATTCGGCAGATCGTGGAGCGAATGGATCAGTCTGCGTGGTCTGATGCCTATCTCGTTGAAGTTGATGGGCTTCCCGTTCCCCGCGAAGAATGGGAACTTATCCCCGATGTTGCATCTCATATTCTTGTTTATGCTCCTCTGCATGGCGGCGGCGGCGGTGGTAAAAATCCCCTGCGGACGCTTCTGACCATTGTCGTGGTGGTGGCGTCAATAGCTACACAGCAATACTGGGCTACTGCTGGATGGATTGGCGGGGCTTATGGAGGCGCCGTTGCCGCCGCTGCTGTCATGACCGCCGGATCGCTACTAGTAAACGCCATTGCCCCAATAAAATATTCTAATTCACTGGCGGCACGGCACAGTTATAACGATTCCCCTACTTATTCAATAGGGGCAAACTCCAATCAAGCCAATCCATGGGGGCCTATACCCGTAGCCCTCGGAACGCATAAAGTATATCCGCCTCTGGGTGCGAGCTCATATACGGAGCTAGTCGGCTCGGACGAATACCTGCGCATGTTGTTTGTGTGGGGGTATGGGCCTTTGAAGATCGAGAACATCAAGATCGGCGACACGCTTCTTTCATCATATTCTAATGTTGAGGTAGAAACACGTGAGGGATGGTCAACTGATACACCGTTGACTCTTTTCCCATCTGCCGTGCGGCAAGACTCCATCGGCGTGATAATTACGAATGTAGGCGGGCAAATAGTAAGAACGGCAAAAGCAAACGTTGACGAACTGTCGGTTGATGTGGCCTTTGCAAGAGGCTTGGTTCAGTTTGATGACCAGGGCAACAGAATCGCCCGAAGTGTTACCGTCCTGGTGCAATACAGGGAGGTAGGAGCTCCATCGTGGACAACCGTTGAACAGAAGACCTTCACAGATTTGACAACTTCTGCCGTCCGCTATGGCTGGCGATGGACTGTAGATAATACGAAAGCATACGAAGTCGGCATTGCGCGCGTGACAGCCGATACCGACGATGACCGAATACTCGATGAAATATATTGGGTATATCTCAGGAACATCGAAACAACTTATCCAATTACATTCCCCCACCCGCTGGCCGTGACGGCTCTTAGGATCAAGGCTACAGATCAGTTAAGTGGGCAACTTGATAATCTTAATGGCGTTGTGTCGTCGTATTGCCCGATATGGGACTCCGTCGCAGAAACATGGGGAGCGAACGAAGCTTCTTATGCCGTGACAAATAATCCTGCTGCGCTTATTCGTCACGTCCTTATGGGCAAAGCTAATGCGCGGGCCAGAACGTCCACGCAGGTTGACGATGCCGGTCTTGGAGAGTTCTACGAATTTTGTGCGATAAAAGGCTACGCATTCAATATGTATCGTGATTATACATCTTCTGTCTTCGAGACATGTCAGGACATTGCTTCAACAGCGCGGGCGGCTATCACAATCAAAGATGGCCTCTGGTCTGTTACTGTCGATACAGGATTACAGTCTCTTGTCCAACACATCACTCCCCGTAACTCATGGGGATTTAGCGCGGAGAAGCAGCTTTATAACCGGCCCCACGCGTTCAGGATAATATTCAAAAACGAACTGAATGGCTATAACGACGATGAACGCATTGTTTATGATGACGGCTATAATTCCGGCAACGCCACTCTTTTTGAAACCATAGAATTTCCGGGCATCACGCATCCTGACCTGATCTGGAAATTTGGCCGCTATCATATTGCGCAAGCGAGACTACGGCCTGAAATGTATTCGCTCTACATGGATTTTGAACACCTTGTGTGCCGGAAGGGGGATAAAGTCCGCGTATCGCATGATATTCCGTTATGGGGATTGAGCTGGGGCAGGGTGAAATCGCTGGATGTTGTTTCGGGGAACATAATACATATTACGCTTGATGAATTATCTGCAATGGAAGCAGGCAAGTCCTATGCTTGCAGATTCAGAAAATCAGACGGAACAACGTTAGTTCTATCCATTGTGACTGAAGTCGGAGAAACGGCGACACTTCAACTTCAAACTCCTGTCGCAGAAGCTTTCGGCCCGAAAGTCGGCGACCTAGCCATGTTTGGAGAGGCGAACAGTGAGACGGTTGAATTGCTTGTTCATTCTATCCATCGGGCTGGTGACTTTACCGCTCAACTGTTCTTCGTTGATGTATCCTCTGCCATATACAATGCCGACACTGGGGAAATACCTCCGTTTGATCCGCAGACAACAACTCCTGTTGACGTTACAACTTTACCTCCTGACCCGCCTACCATAGAAGCAACAGAGGCAGGGACGGATATTTCCACGACATCCGGCGGAGGCAGCACAGCATCAATTATTGTATATCTGTCTCCGCCATCAAATGTGGTGCGGATCAGAGGCTATCGATTGCGATACAGGATCGTCGGCGAAACGCAATTTCAATATACTCCGGAGATGGACAATCTGACAATTACCATCCAGAATGTCATCGAAGGCGTGGAATATGAGATACAGGCTCAATCAATATCCGTCTATGGAGTCCCGTCAACATGGTCATCAATCGGGACGGGCATACCGGGCACACCTCAAATAGTTCCTGCACATCCAACCGGTATCACGGCGGAACTTGTTGCCGGCGGGGAGGCATATAATTATTGCGCCGTCCGAGTGATCTTCACTCCTCCGCCAACTTCGTTATATTCGCACTGCGATATATACGCGTCAAACAACGATTTAACATATCACTATGTTGGACAGAATACAGCAGGGTCTTTTGTTTTCTCTGGACTCGGCTCGATATATGAGACCGGAGATACTTGTTACATCAAGCTTCGCAGCGTTTCGACTTTTGCGATGGCAGAGGCAATGCCCGCTGCATATGATACATCCATCGTAATAAATGGAGTGATTCGGCTCGGCGGCTTCTTCGCAGGCGATGATTTCTTCGGCGACAATGAAGTCCCGGCAAACGCTAAAATATTGCTTGATAAGACCAATTCATTGATGCGCTTAGGCGCGACATCTGGCGACAATCTTATTCTGGACGGCGATTACAGCGACGAACCGGCTGTTCGGAGTTCAAACTATGTTTCCGGCTCGTCAGGGGCAGGCTTCTTGCTGAAACCAGACCTTCTTGAGGTTGGGAACATAGCCGCACGGGGAATTATCAGAACATCCGTCTTTGAATACAATTCCATATCGGTTCATTCTGGGTCTGATATTACAGTCAAAGGGGGCGATGTCCTGGCTGCTGATATGACTGTTACGGACGGGACGGCATTTAATAGAATCACAGAAGCGGGCGATACGCGAATCACAGAAGCGGGCGATACACGGATTAAAGAAGGGATAGCAGAAGTTATAATCGAAGGTAATGATACCTTTGCAGTTGGCGATATTCTGAGAATTAAAGAAGGCACGGATGATGAATGGCTGGAAGTAATTGAAAATAGTTTTGCGCCTGTTTATAGAGTTAGAAGGGACAAGTCCGGCAATTATGCAACTGACAATAATCCAGCATGGACAAAAGGGGCGTCGGTAGTCAATTACGGGCAGGCAGGGGACGGAGGTATTTATATCACCGCCTCTGATACCAATGCGCCTAATCTGTCAGTCTTCACTCACGATGGCGAACCGTGGGATACCATTACAACACATATTAGAGAGGGCAATCTTAACGGCTATGCAGGATATGAGACGGATGTTTACGGATGGGCGGCCTACATTAACGAAAATAATTATGTAAAAATTGATCCTGTTGATGGCATCAGGATGTCCGGCAGTATTGTTATTACAGGCTCTTCGGAAGTTCCTTGGGAGTCTGTTACGGGGACAGAAGAATTAACAGACAGGATATTTACTGATTCCGACACGAAAGCCATTGTTGAAGCCTGGCGCAAAACTGGCTCGCCAACATACATAGACGGAGAGCGTATATTTGCGCAAACAATTACCGCTGACAAATTCGTTTCCACGCTTTACGGGGATATGAATCAGGCAATGGCCTATGTGAAAACGGTTCTGGGGGCTGGCGACGAATATGAACATGATGTGACTGATACCGACCTGTCCAATGGTGCGCACAGCACAATAGATGCTGATACTCACATTGATTATGGTGTTTCAATCAGGCTGGCCACGGCTAAGAGATGGGACGAAGTCGGCGCTGTTTGGGATACCGGAACGTGGGACGAGCCGACAAAGGCTTCCGGCTCATGGACTTCTGCCTCTATGGATTTGGGGAGCTTAAAAACTCTGCAAATGGCGTTGAGATACACACTTGTTGAAGAAAATCCGGCTTCCACTACTCCGACGATCAAAGGTATATACTCGACTAATGGGACAAACTGGGGGACAAATGATACGTTAAATGACGGCGTCTGGGAGACGCTGTCGATACTAAACATTACTGAAGCTATTTACAAGGCAACCGGCAGTTTGAAATCTTTCAGGTATTTCAAGATCAAGATCGAACTCTCGACGACGGTAACAACTGACAGGATAATTCTCCACACTCTGACGTATCTGGGGAATGTGACTAACTTATATGCAATGGAAGTGTATAAAGCAATAGCGTCTGGCGGCACCACAATTAATTTGTCTGGTTTTAAAGCAACCCCTGCTATTACAGTAACACCGGTCGGGGCGACTCCTCTTGTGCCCTTGATAACCGCACAATCTGCGAGCAGCGTAACGATAAAACTGTTTAACTTATCAGGAGTGGCAGTAGCGGGCAACGTGAACATAACAATAATAGGAAATTAAGGAGGTTTAAGATGGCATATGATAGCAGCAAACCTGCAAATGGAGGTTCTCTTGTGTCGGCGGACATAAGAGAAAATTTCAGGGCATTAAAAGAAGATGGTATTGTGGTCGCGGCGGATTTGGTGGCTGCGAAAAAAGACCCCATTGCCGCAACAGCTGGCTTGCGCACTCTTGGCACAGGGGCACAGCAAGCGATGCCTGGGAATGCAACACCAACACCTGCTGACGCTTCTATTTCGCAAGCTAAACTGAAAACGAGTATTGGAAGTGTGGGAGGCACGGGTGGAAATTATACCCTTCCAGGCGGTGAATATGGATTTTACCCACAAATAAAAGCATCCGGTACCTCGGGTGCGAACGTATCTGCACACATAGGAGCTAATTTGGTAACTCTGTCTTATACAACAAACATTGCTTTGGCAAGTAATGTGCTTTCTTTTGCCCAGCAACGCTATGTCACTTCATCCGGTGAAGTTCACTGGGTATTTATTCTGCGGGACAAGACGACAAAAAACACCCTTGCAATGTATCAGGCACCCGATCATCCCTGCTTTGGCAATGGCGGCAAGCCTCTACTGGTGCCTCATCCATTCGTAGATTATGATCCTAAAAAGCATGAAATTATTGTCATCAATCCATCTGACGAAGACATCTTCAATATGCAGGATGCCTGTATTATGCCGGAAGACAAACCAGATAGGGACATTCTTGAAGTCATCATGGAAGACTACGAGATTGACGAAGACTTACAGACAGAATGGCCGAAAAAAGAGATAACTGTGGGGCTGCCAAAAAACATTGACTGGAAACGTATGCCGGAAGGAAGCAAAGTTGTGCCCGTGCGAAAGCGAATACCACAACCGTCCTATGTAACAACACGGAAGCTGTGGAAGAAAAAATAAGGAGATAAAAAATGGCTAATATTAAAATAACAGATTTACCTGAGCTTTCAGAAACACCAAACGACGCCAACTTGCTGGAAATAGTGGATAAAGCAAGTGAAACTCCAACAAGCAAGAAGATTACCTGGGCAAATATCAAGGCTGCTGTCTTGACTGCTAATTATAGCTGCCCGAATAATACCGAAAAAATCCAATACCCGCTTCCGACATCCGCTTACATGCTCAAAGCAGGGAGCGACGGAGAACCGGTTGTGGGAACGAACACCGACACGGACGTTGCCGATGCTGTGAGCAAGAAGCACACCCAGAACACCGACACGGGCACGACGGCGACGAGCTTTAAAATCAATACAGGCGGCAGCGAGGCGGACTTGCAGACGACCGGCCTGACGGCGGATCGTGACTATACACTGCCGGATATTGATACCATGCTCGCGGGGTCTGTCTTGCTGGCGCAGAATACATGCGAAATCATAGAATATAATACACCATAAGGGGGAGATTATGACAACCAGGAAAGAATTTACAGGGATGTTGCCGGGAGCGATTTCAAAATTTGAAGCGCTGCTGGCGGAAGTGGCCGCGCTGAATCCGGTCATCGTGAAGGGTTACGATGTCACGCAGGGCAAGGACAGCTTCTATTACTGGGGCGTCGCCTGCCAGATCACCGTCGCGCCGGATGACATGGACGAGCTACAGTCGGAAGCCGAAGCGCTGGGCATTACGTGGCTGTCCGACAATGGAGACATGGCCTTCACAAACGGCCTGACAATCGAGGATTTCAAAACATACCGCGTCAACGGCGATGTCGAATTGACGCCGGAACAGGAGGTTTAAGCAATGGGAAACTATATGAATCACGATGTTTACATTCCAAAGTTCACGATTGCGGACGTTTCGGGCGTGACGTTTGGGGGGTTCAAGGTCGATAAATATGTCTGCTCACAGCCGAACGCGACGGCGGCACAGGGCTCA